TCCCCGAGGCAGTGCTAGTGATTGCTGAGTATCAATACAAATCTGCCTTTGTTGTGGACCAAGAGATTAATCTGGTTGCATTTATGACTGAAATTATGATGAGGTGTGAATTCAAATGATGATTCCCCATTACAACTTTGACCCCAACATCACGTTTCCGATTTCCATTATGGTTATCACCGTGTTGATTGCTGTTTATGGTGTCTATCGAGGATTCTTTGCAAACGAAGGACTTGATGACCCATTTGACGACCATGATGACTGATACTATGAGAGATGTAACTCTTTTTGGTGATGCAAAGTATGCACTTAATGTGTATGCTGAGGTTGATTTGAAGTGTCGTATGTGTGTGACCTCTCCTCCTTACTATGGCATGAGGAATTATGGTGACCAAGAAGGTCAGGTAGGAGTAGAGCAGACACCAGAAGAATACATCAAGAATCTTGTAGAAATTTTTAGAAAAGTGAGAGATTGTCTCACTGATGACGGCACATTGTGGGTAAACATTGGAGATAGTTACTACAATTACAGGCCAGGTAAAGGACAAGCAGTTGTAAAGCAGTCAGTTTCCAAAACTCTACGCGACCAACCTCAAGAATGTGCTAGACGTGGCAATAAACTAGAAGGACTGAAGGAAAAAGACCTGATTGGCATCCCTTGGATGCTTGCGTTTGCATTACGTGCTGATGGGTGGTATCTTAGGCAAGATATTATCTGGAGTAAACCTAATCCTATGCCTGAGAGCATGAAAGATAGGTGCACGAAGTCACATGAGTATATTTTCTTGCTAAGTAAGAAGCAGAATTATTATTTTGATGTAGATTCTATCAAAGAACCTACAAAAGATGGTAAGTCAATGAAGAGGAAGAAATCTGTATGGAATATCAAGACTAAACCTTATAAAGGAGCACACTTTGCTGTGTATCCAGAGGAATTGATTGAGAGTTGTGTCCTAGCAGGCAGTGAAGAGGGTGATATTATCCTTGACCCCTTCATGGGTAGTGGCACTACTGCTGTAGTTGCCAAAAGAAATGATAGATACTATAGAGGCATAGAATTGAATAGTGATTATGCCAAATTGATTAACTCACGTTTGCAATGAAGGTAAATAAGTTATATCCAGTCAATGTATTTGAGTTTGACCTCAAACTTGACATGGATGTTGTTAGAGAGATTGATAAACTAGACCTCATTTACAGGGGTGGCACAGGTGTGCAGAATAGTGAGTTAAATCTCCACAAACATCACCGATTCGATGAGTTGGCGATAAACTTTTATGCTTGTTTAAGGCAAGTATACCAACATTACAACCATGACTGCAAAGGATACAAAATCACCTCCATGTGGGCAAATAAGTATGAGC